AAATGTCCTGTAGTACAACGATAAGTTATACCACCATAGCGTACTAAATCATCTTCTACATATCTTACTCTTGGCTTCCAAGTATCTTTCCATTGATCTGCTCTTGTAACAATTTCCCATTTCGTTATGTCTGCTTCAAGACCTGCAATGGTAGTTGAACTTGTATGCTCCTGTGTTGCAATGTAAACTCTACCACCGTATTTTACTGTGTCTCCGATTGCATAGTTTACTTGAGGTAACCATTCGTATAACCAATTTTGGTCTGCTACCATTAACTTCCAGTTACCAAAGTCGCTTTCACCTAACTGACCTTGTTCTTGAATATTAATGTATGCACCTTTGTCTTCACTGTCTACAGTTCTGTCAAAGTAATAAATTTTGTCTGGAGCAGTTAAAGGAACTGTCCATCTAATTCTTCTGCTTGATGCTGATGCAAATCCACTTAGATAAGATGAAAGCGGTGCTTCAATACCATCAAGATAATATGTAAATCCTTCTGTGTAATAATCTACTAATGCTGTTTCATGTTTGTCGCCATCTTCATACTTACTAAATGCAAGTGGATGAATTTGACTTCCAAACGTTGCGTTAGTTGCATCGTCTTGATTAAATTCGTATGTTGATCCTTTATTAAAAGTTAAAATATTTTTCTCAGTACCATTTAAATAAATTGTACCTGTAGCAGATTGTCCTCTACCTGTTGGAAAAATACTTCCAGAATCGTAATCTATTGTAACTGCAACTTCTGTTGCACCTTCTGGTACAGAGTATGCAGAAGAAGTATGTCCAATAATTGCCGCATATACTTGACCACCATAACGAACAATGTCATTAACTCTGTAGTAGTAATTAGGTTTCCACGCATCAAGCCATTCATAACCATCAGACATTTGTGTCCATTTAGGTAATGTAGCATTTAAGTAGTCTACGTAAAAGTCTGGATCAGAGGTATGTCCGTTTAAGCAAACAAACGTTTTACCACCATATGATACTATGTCGTCTTTAATATATTGCTTAGATGTTTGCCAAGGGCCTGTCCATCTAAAGCGGATTCTATCAAGTTTAAATTCAGCCATTGTTTCTACTTTCCTGCGTGTTCATATTGTATTTAACCATTATGGAGATGTCCCATTTGGAAAATCGTAATTCTGATTGATTCTAACAATTAAATTGCCTTCTTCGTCAACATAATATATTAGGTTTCTATCGTCCCATCTAAATTGTTCATATCTTAAGTTATCATATGATGTGTTATGTTCTTCATCTCTACCTTCAAAAAACTCAATTCCTCTTTGAAAATCTGGATAATTTTCTGTTGGATCTCCAGGCTTGTTTAATTGTACACCGTCAGTTGCTTTCAACTGATCTGATTTAATCAGGTACAAATCACCCTCGTCTGTTCGACGTAATCCATAAAAGAATCTACTTCCTTTTACTGTTTTTAGTAGTGTTCCTACTTCTGTACCTTGATAAAAACTTGCCATTATAAATCCTTACGCGATGTTAATTGTGTTCCCCATGTTACTGTGTGCAGTACATTGATAATACAATGTTGCTGGTGCGTCCATTGGTACTGTGAAAGTAATAACTCCACTTGATGCACCGTTGTTTGCTACGCCGCTTGAGTAAGCACCGCCACCGTTTGAAACTCTAATTTGTAAAGGGTGTCCGCCTCCACTGTTATTAATAAAGTAATAAGTTTGTCCTTTTTTCAAATACAAAACTGGATCATTAGTTGTGTTTGGAAAACCTGGACCAGTAAATGTGTAGTCTGATGTTCCGTTTGATCCAACGTTCCATGTTGTTGCAGGACCATTTTGCATAACATAACTTGTTCCGTTGTATGCAAGTGTGTAACCAACTGCTTGGTTAGCATTACTTACATCTGTTAATGCGTTAAGTGTAGTTGCACCAACTGTACCGTTGTAGTTAATTGTTAGTGTATCGCCTACAACTTCAGTTGCAATACCTGTACCACCAGCAACTGTAAGTGTGTCAGTTAATCCTGATGCTGTTGTGCTACCAGTATCACCTGTAAATGTTGCAAACAAGTTTTGGTCTGTTGATTGATCAACAACAAATTCTAATGCGTTACCAGCACCGTTAACTTTAACAAATCTATTTGCCGCACCTGTAAAGTTTACTGGTGTATCAGATAAGTTTAAGAAAGCACCGCCAAATAATGTTGGCTTGTTAGTAAAGTTTGTGTAATCTAAAAAGTATGCACTGTCAAATCCATCTAATGTATCAGCGTCAGTACCGCCACCACCTGATGCAATATCAGTTCCTGGTGCCCATTGTGCGCCGTCCCATTTAAGAACATCACCTGTACTTGCTGACGAACTTGATACATCACTTAATGAACCAATTGTAATTGCCGCAACTTCTGCCGCTGTAACTGCTGTTGAAAATTCTAATGCTGTTGCACCTGAGTTTACTCTTACAAGTTTGCCATTTGCTGATGAAAAGTTAGATGGCGTATCTGTTAATGCAGTGAATGTAGTAGAACCACCTCCACCACCGCCAGCGCCTGGTTGGAATCTTGAGTTAGAAGTATTCCAAACAAGAACTTCTCCATCGTTAATTCCTGCTGTGGTTACATCTGATAAACTGTTAATGCTTGAAGTAGTGTCTAACATTTTGACCCAAGCGTTACTGTGAGCATAGTAAACTGCCGCGTCTGCTGTAACTTTTGCTAACATGCCGTCGTAGGTTGTAGGACTTGGTAAACCGGCAAAGTTGTTATACAAGAAAGTTATTTTATTGCTTCCAGTTGCTGTACTTGGATATGAATTTAATACTCCGTTTTGGACAACGCTGAGTACTGATCCGTCTCCTAATGCTGTATATAACTCGTTAAAGTTATTATTTAATTTTGTAGCGCCTGCTCTAAGGTTATCACCTTGTCCATCATTTGGTAGAACACCTACATTTACTATTTGTTTTGCCATTTTTTGCTCCTACTCCTACGTTTGATCAAATGTAATGTTGTTGTTGTCCATTGTAAGGTTTGTGTTATCCCATTCCTTATCACTGTCAACGATTACAGTGTTGTCGCCTGCATATTCAACGGCACCATCTGCTAATCCTTGGTTAATTCTTACAACAAGTTCGCCGTCATCATTTACATAATAAAATAAATTTGCATCGTCCCAACGAAATTGTTCATAATTTAAATTCTTGTACGTCAAGTTATGTGCTGAATCTCTTCCTTCAAAGAACTCTGCACCTTCATCAAAGTCTGGAAAGTTATCAACTACGTCACCTTCCTTGTTAATTTGAATAGTGTCTGTCAAACTTAATTGATCTAACTTACCTAAAAACAATTCTCCAGAGTCAGTTCTACGTAATCCGTAAAAGTATCTTTCTCCAAGATTGTCTTCAATGGTTTGTGTAATTGACTGACCTTCATAAAAAACTGACATACTACACTATCTCCACGTAACTCATAACTGCATCTAAACTTCCGTCAATGTCTGATTGAATAGACAGTTCATTCTCTGATGCAAGAATAATTTTTTCACCACCGTTCAATACTTTTAAAGTTGCGTTCGGTGGAATCAAAACATTTTTTAAGTAAAATGCTTCAATTGATGTATCGTCTGCAATTAAAACGCTGGTACTTACAACGGATTCAGTTAAGTTGGCTAACGAAAGGCCAACGATCGTTGCTGTTGTACTTGGACCAGCCTTGTAAACAGGAACTTTCACTGTTCCAATTTCTTTAATTGCTTTTGTTCTAAAAAATGTTGCCATCTTATTTCCTTATTATCCTATTACCACTGCCATTTTAATAGCAATTTCTTCTGCATCTTGTGCGGACACAGCACCTGAACTACCTGCAACTGAAACCCACTGACCTGCTTGATCGTAAATCTCAACCCTGTCATCCTGTGTATTAAAACGCATCATTCCTGTTTCTGGTGTTGGATGTCTATTTGACAAAGTACCAGTTGGAATAACAAATCCGCCAGTTCCTTCAATCTTGAAGTAACCAGTACCAGTTTGAGCAAGAGTAGTAATTGCGCCTGCTACAGTATTAGTTATCGAATTTTGATTGAATCCAAAATTTTCTACAACAACTTTACCAGTTCCGTTCGCCAAAAGGTTCAAATCAGCGTTTGTAGTAATGGTTCTTACTGTATTTCCTTCGATTTCAATGTCATCGACTAATATTTTATTTACATTAAACCTTGTTGCGTTTGCATCAGCAATCTGTGTTCCACCTGCGTAAAAACGTATAGTATCATCGTCTGCACCCGGTGTTGCTTCTGCTGTAATATATGTATCTTGGTCAACATCACGCACACCATTTAATGTGATCCACTGTCCATCATAACCTTCAAACACATCTGTGTCTGTGTTATAACGTATCATACCATTTACGCCTGTACCTGGACGTTGTGCTGTTGTACCTTTTGGTATTGTTAATGAACCTGTTGAATTAATCTCAACTGTTTCACTGCCTGGATCAAGAACAATGTCTCCTGGTGCTGAAATAATGTTTGCTTTGAAACTTAAATCATCAACAACAATACTTCCTGTTCCACTTGCACGTAATTCTAAGTCTTGGTTTGTGTTAGTTGTTTGAATAACATTAGTATTAATGTTAATATCATCAATCTGTGCCTCACCTGTGTAAACTTTTTTCCATTCATGTGTTGAAATACCTAAGTCAAATGTTCCGTCTTGGCTTGGTACAAGGTTACTTGCAATACCTGCAACAATTTGTATGCTATCACTTGCTTCATCACCAATGGTAATGTTACCACCTATTGTAACATCTCCTGTTACATCTAAGTTTCCTGTGATGTTTACATTGTCTGCAAAGTTAATAATACCGTCAGCACTGTCAATGTTCAAGTTTCCACTTAAACTTTCTACAGTGTTGCCACTTAATCTTGTGTTACCTGTTTGAATCTTGTCGCCGTCAATAATAGTTGTACTTGTGCCAGTGCTAAATCTAACACTTTGTAAAGTATCAACGTTAAAGTTTGCGTTAGTAAATGTAACAGTACCAGATGCTTGATCAACATGGAATACATCACCAACTCTAAAGTCACCTTTATGGTCAACTGAACTAAAGTAAATGTTTGCGTCATTTAATTTTGTAACTTCTTGACTTTGTACAACTGTTGTTGAATCATTATCAACTGCTTTACCGTTACCAATGTATGCAAGGTTCTGAGAAATAAGGTACATAACAACGCCGTTACCGTCGCCGTATATTCCATAGTTACCATAAACACATGCACTACCAATTGATCTAATCTCACAACCAAAGTCTGAGAAGTCAACCAGTTCCATTCCAGTTGCATAAGCACCGCCACCAAAGCCGATTGTCTGATCTAAAATAGTTTCGTCAGTAAGTGTTGTTGAAGTATCTGTACCGTTAAATCTTAATAATAATTTTGTGTTGTTATCATTTGAAACTTCGTTCAATGGTGGTGTGTATGAACCTGCTGTGTATCTTGCATTGTCTGAAATTCTAAAATCATCTACATAACCGTTGAAAGCATTTGAAGCATCATACACTGCACCAATAATAAACGGCTTACTTGTTCCAAGTGTGCTACTAAATGCATTATCACTATCAACTCTTGCACCGTTAACATATAAATTAATTGTATTACTTGAACGTGATACTGCAATATGTGTCCATGTTGTTGCTGATAACGTTCCGCCGGATAATATCTCTGCACCATTGTAATAAACTTTTACTGTACCACCTACGTGATATATGTATAAGCCTGTGTCAGTTGCTGTACCGGCTCTCATATCAACTAATGACTGTGTACCTGTTACGTTGTTTCCGTAGAACCAACCTTCAATAGTAAAGTTTGCTGTTCCTAAACCAAAGTCTGGATCATTTGCAATGCTGATATAGTCGCCGGTGCCGTCAAGTTGTAAACTACCAGTGCCGAATTTTTTAATTGTTGTATCTACTTGTGCTTGTCCTGAAACAACTACTGTCTTTCCACCACGTTCAAATTTGGTTTCAAGTCCTGCCGCGTTACCGTTCAAGTAAATGTAGTTTCCATCTACTTCATTTACTGTTGCACTAATTACAGTTCCGCCTGCTTGTGTGTATTGAAACACTTCAGACGCTGTTGGTGTTCCAACAAGTCCGCTTAATTTAACTTTAGTACGTCCTGTACCTTTTAATCCTGTAGTACCATTAACACCTTGTATCGCTTTGTCGGCAAAATATACAAAAGAGTTTAGCCATTCAATTCTTGCACCATTGGTTGCGTATAATCCAACTGCTCCAGGAACAATAAATGTTACTGCATGGAATAACATACTTGCTTCTTTTGATCCTGTTACTGCTACAGAGCCATCTAAGTATGCACCACGTCCTGCATCTCCTTGATCAAAGCCTCTTGGATCACTTGCACTTGTTACACTACCTTTTGTTATTACAGTTACGTTTTTAACATAAGGTGATCTTGAAGTAACATTAAAGTTACTTGCAAATCTAAAAGCATATCCATTGTCATTAATGCTATCGTAGTAAAAATCTTTGATTGACAAGTTCATAACACTTGTTTCACCTTGCAATACAAAACAATCATTGTTGTTTGTTCCTGCTGTAGGTGTAATGTTTACTGATCTAATACCTTCACCTAAGATTGCAACACCCGCTGGTACTGTTAAAGGAAATACTTCTTCATAATCACCTGGGTAAATGTGAATAGTGTCTCCTGCACTTGCAGAAGTTAATGCTTTTGTAATAGTTGTGTATGGTGCTTGTGGATGATTACCAGCATTTGTATCATTACCATTCTTAGCAACATAATAAATGTTGCCTGGAGTTGCTGTTAAGTCCAAGTCTGATAATGTAATACTGTTTGCAACAACTGTTGTTGCTGTTACATCATCAAAGTAACCATGATTCCACTTTTTAGTTGCGTCACCAATGGTGTATATGTTTGTTGCATCTGGTATTAGGTTACTGGCAATGTCTGCATTTATTGTAATACTATCTGTATCGTCATCACCAATAGTAATATCACCGTCTGCACTGATGTTACCAGTTGCATGTAAGTTACCAGTAACGTTTGTATTACCTACAAAGTTAATAGTACCTGTCCCGTTAGGACGAAATTCTAAGTTTTGGTTAGTTCCTAATGTGCGAATTACACTACCGTCTATTTCAATATCATCAATTTGTAATCTATCTTGGTAAATTACGCTGTTTGGTGTTGCAATATTGAACTGACTTGCTGTAGTAGAGATAGTATTAGTACCACCGTTGATTGTTATGTTACCAATCGGTAATGTAGTGTCTAAAATATCTAATGATTGTATTCTTGCTGAACCGTTTATATCGAGCTCGGCTGTAGGCGTTGATGTCTTAATTCCAATACGGCTATTATTAACATCTAAATAAAGTAGGTCTGTTTCAAACGCTAAATCCACTCCTTGACGAAGCAAATTTGCCTTTAAAAGCGGACCAGATATACGACCAACTGCCACCTTTTTCTCCTATAAACGGGGATCCTGTCCCTCTACCCTGTTAGACAAAAACTTGCCTCTATCGCTGGATAACCACGGTTTGTCCTGCAATTGACTTGGCCAGCCCTTCATTGCATTAATAGTATTTATCGTTTTTGGATATTAGCCTAAGATAAGGTTCCAAAGGAAGTTAATTGACTCAGCGTATTCTTCAGTAACAGATTCACCACCACCTGCCGCTAAAACCCACTGTGTTCCGTTCCAACTTTCAAGGTATCCTCGCTGTGTATTGAAACGTGTAAGACCCTGTTCTGGACTTGTGGGTCTTGCTGTATCATCACCATATGGAACAACAAGTCCCATAGTTTGATCAAACTTTAAGTAAGAATATATGTCTGCAAGACTAAATGTAAACGGTGTGTTAAGTGTATTAGTAATTGTGTTATTCTTAAACACAAGATCTTCCTGACTAATACTACCTAATCCGTTGGATAAAAACTGAATATCTGAATTAGGTGTAGCACTTGTTATTGTATTACCATCAATTGAGAAACTATTCTGCGAATCAAGTCTATTTGTTTGCAATGTTATGCCATTAATTGTAGTATTACTTGCATTTCCTGTAACTAACGTAAACTGATTGTTGTTTAGATCAATATATGTGTCTCTGTCAGTATCATATAATCCATCAAAACTAACATTACCACCGCTATAACCTTCAAATATTCCTAAGTCTGTATTATAACGCAAATCACCCACGTTATCTTTACGTTGTGCATTTGTACCTGTTGGCAAACCTAAGTTATTAGTTGCTGACATAGTAAGATTAGTAGTTGGTGCTAACGTTAAATTAGTTATATATGATCCTAATATATTACTTCTTGCAGTAACATTATCAAATACAACATTTCCAGTTCCATTTGCACGTAAATCTAAATTTTCGTTTGTATTACTAACACTAATAGTGTTTGCATTGAAGTTAAAAC